GTAATGAATAGGTCAGGGGTTCGATTCCCCTGGGTGGCTCCATCAGGCAGTAGGAGGCCAGGACGCGGCGAACTGCCGCGCGGGTCATCATCCGGACGGTTGTCGTCGACCGACCGAAAGAACTTGGTGATCGGCACCCGCAACACGGCGGCGATCTTGCCGAGCTCGTCCACCGTGAACGAATCGCGTTCATCTCGTGCCTTTAGTCGACGGCTCAGCGTCGCCGCAGCGATCCCTGTTGCCTCGACAATCCTGCTCTGCGGAACATCGAGGCGAGCCAGCTCTGCGCGCACTTCGGCGGCGACACGCGCATACGTCGAACTGAGGTCGGGAAGTTCGATAACCGTCATATTCGGAATCTTACCGCCATGTATGGAAGATGCAAGCGATTGACGTCGGATCGGAACGCGAACAAATGCACCTAAAGTGGCGAAATCTTCCGCTAGTGGAAATTACATGCTTGACATTCGCCCATATGCGGGTGCAATCTTCCACTCATGGAAAAACTATCAGCCTCGGCACGGACGGGCGCTGTCGCGGCTGAGGTTCGCGCACATCTTGCACGTCAGCGTGTGACCCAGAACGCGGCCGCAGATGCCGTGGGGATCGGCAGCGCCTCGATGTCACGACGCCTTGCGGGGGAGTACCCGTTCACTGTGGGCGAGCTATTCGCACTTGCCGACTTACTTCGCGTCGATATCCGATCATTCTTCCCGTCAGATCGGGCCGTCGCCTCGTGAGCGCCTTGACGAACCCCGCCGACGAGGCGCGGGTGCGTGAGATTGTGCGCGAGGAGTTAGCCGGTCTCAAGGGCAGCGATGCGGGCCTCAAGACCTCGGGCATACGCCTCAAGCTCGATGAACTGCTCAATGAGCCGAGCCGTCTTGCTCGCCAGCTCGACGTGCCCCATGAGGGCGAGGCCGTAACCACCGATGACGGGGACGGCCTCACCCGGAGCTGGGATGCCCGCACGTTCGAGTACGTCGAGACGGTCAAGGTGGTGGCCTCGTGAGTGCCGCGTCACAACCCGAACTCGCGAAGGAGCGCACCGAACCTCTCCCAGGAGATGCCCGGGCGTTCCTGAAGGCGTTCCGTCTCATTTTCGATGATGACCATGCCCGCAACCAGACCCATGAGGAGCGGGCTCAATACCTCAAAGAACTCGGGGACCTTGCCTTTGGACGCCGCGATGCTAGCGCCCAGCCCCGTCAGGACATGGATTGTTGCCTGCATCGTTGGCGGAACTTGGTTCAGCAGCGCCTTGAACTCGTCAGGCAATCCATCGGGCAATTCACTCATCACCAAGCTCCTTACGTTGCACGGGCGCTAACCCGTTATGTGACCGACGCGTTCCTTACCGCGTCTCGGTGGTTGCAGCGTAAGGCGTGGGCCCGACGCGCCGTGGAATCCGGGACGCGGCCGTCGGGCACCACAGAAGGCGGTGCGCGATGAGCACGGCGAACGAACGGTCGATCGGCCAAGAGCTGGTGCGGATCATCCGCTCCGAGATCCGCGCCTACGACGAACGCAAAGACGAGGCGCTGCGGCTGCGCAAGGTCGCTGACCAGGCGGTCGCCGAGGCTGAGCGGGCTGCCAAGGCGGCGCGTGAGTCAAAGCCGAATTCCATCGGTGGCGCAATCAGCGCCGCCATCGTTGGCGATCTGAACGCGCAGGCCATCGACGCACTCTTCGAGCGTCAGCAGAAGCCGCTTGTGGACTTCACTACCACCGTCAGTGCCGCCTCTGTCGCTGACGGGCTTGGTGCATGGCAGCCGCGCAGCACAGGGGAGAACCCGCCACGTCGCCGATGGTGGCGCAAGAAGCGCTGAATCATCATGTCTGACAACTGAATAGGAAAAACCCCGACGGCGGGCTCGCTCGCCAAAGTTCACCCGCCGCCGGGGCCTCTACAACCAGCCTAAAGGAGGCCGGTCATGTCCCACCGTATCCAAGTACCTGATCAGCGCGTCGAGGGTGTCCGCACCGCGATCATGCGGCACGCATTCTGGACCGTCGCGTTTCTCGCTCTCGTGTACGCGCTGGCCGCCCTGTCCAACCACCAGTACACGCAATTCGTCGTAGTGATGGCGCTGTTCGGCGTTGCAGTGGGGATTGATCTTCGTGTGCACCGTCGCGGGCGATACCGCGACCGGTCGGCCGTGCTACTGCTGATCGCCTTCGTGGCCATCGTCGTCACGGGCGTATTCGCGCAGGTGGGGGTGACCGCGTGACAACCGACACCACGCCAAACGTGTTGAACCTCAACAACGTTATCGACAAGGTGACCGGCGCCATGGACGCGCTAAAAGAGACCGCCGAGGCTGCGGGCGTCGACTTGAGTGACGATATGCCGCACCTCGAACGCGAGCTGGATCGGTTCTTCGCTACGCGCCACGCCGAGCGCGACGAGGCCAGCGCGGCGATTCGCGCATCGGAGGCGGGCTGGTGACGACACACTACCTCGAAATCGAAAGCCATTGGCATGAACTGCTATACGGCGGCATCAAGACATACGAGGTGCGCCGTGCTGATCGCGATTACCAGAAGGGGGATCGCATCCTGTTCAAGATCGGACCGTCAAAAGCTCTGTCGTACGCGTCGTGGATCATCACGCACGTCATGTACCAGGCCCCGTGGGTGGCCGATGGCTACGTGATTCTCTCGCTGGAGCATCCACACAAGACGCGACGCGAGAAGGAGTACGAAGCGCGCGGTCGAAGCATCGAGGAATATCGCCGCTCCAATGCCGCACTGCGCGGGGTGATTACGCGTCTGCGCAATCAGATCAGCATGCGCGAGCACCGGGAGATGGTGGGCCGGTGAGCCTCAACATCCCCGAGGGCTACGAGATTGAGTACCTCATCCGCAAGCCAGACGGCACGCTGGTACTCAGCGCGAAAGACCGGCCTGCGTGCTGGAGCGATCGGTCTGAATGCGAACAGGCGATCAAGCATCTGGCCGAGCACGCCCAAGCGCTCGGTATCACCGATTATCTGGCCACGGTAGAGGCGAGGCTGTGCTCTCCAGTATTTGCGCTCGATACCCCGCTCGCAGGGTTCATCAACGAACTGGAGGACTGGCGTAAATCGCAAGGGGGCCAATGGTGAGCAGCCACTTCTGCCCGGTGTGTTGGCGGGATGCCCAGCAGACCATGAACGGAAACATCTACGCGCATTTCGACGGCGCGAGCAATGAATGTCCGGGCGGCAACCAGCCATTCACGATCGCCATCACCGCGCCGAGCCGAATCACGCTGCGACACATCATCAAGGACATTCACGAGATGCGGGAGGCGATTGCCGCATGAACTGCACCAAATGCGGCCAGCGGCCCAAACAGCTTCGGGGAATGTGCCGCTCGTGCTTTCTGGCGGATCGGCCCTGGCCTGAGCAGTGCGACGAAATGCATGCCATCGGGCGCTCCGACTGGGAGATCGCCAAGACCATGAACCAAGACCCGGCCACGTTCGCGCGCATGGCCGCTCGCTACGGAAGGACACTCGATTCAGTCATGACCCAAATCGTGCGTGACTACAGGCTCGCCAAGGGGTGGGCATCGTGATCGAACTGACTCGCGATGGTGTCTACGCCGGCATCTCCGATACCGAGTACCACGCCGACCGGTCGGCATTGTCCAGCTCGGGTGCGCGGCTGCTATTGCCGCCGTCGACACCGGCAATGTTCCGGTGGCGCATGGACAATCCATCAGAGACCAAGCCCGAATGGGATTTTGGGCGTATGGCGCACCGCGTGCTATTGGGCGCCGGGGCTGAGATTTGCGTGCTGGAGCCCGCGATTCACGGACTCACCAAGGGCGGCGCGATCGCGAAATCGCCCCGTGCCACCGACACGTGGAAAGAGGCCGAGGCCGAGGCACGAGCCGAGGGCCGCGTGCCCGTGCATGTTGACGACTACCAGATTGCGCAGGCCATGGCCGACAAGGTGCGTGAACACCCAACCGCTGGGCCACTATTCGCCAGCGGAAACGCAGAGGTGTCACTCGTAAGCACCGACCCTGAAACGGGTGTGCGTCTCAAGGCGCGCCCGGATTGGATCACCGGCGACGGCACCATCGTCGACTACAAGACCGCGGTCAGCTCGGAAGTGGACGCGTTCTCACGCAAGGCAGCGGACTTCGGCTACCACATTCAAGAGGCGTGGTACCGGCACGTTGCGCAACTACTCAAGCTGCATGACAACCCGCGGTTCCTGTTCGTGGTGCAGGAGAAGGAAGCCCCCTACGAGGTGTCGGTATTCGAGTACCAGGACCCCATCGACAAGGCCGAGGCCAAGCGCCAGATGCGCGAGGCGATCGGCATCTACCAGCGCTGCAGCGCGGAGGGGAAGTGGCCGGGCCGCTCACCCGAAGTCACTCCAATTTTCTTGCCCCAGTGGGCGCACGGCGACGACGAAATGGATATCTGACATGGACATCAGCGAGACCATAGTCCCGAAGTCTGACCAGCTGAATGCCGAAGATCTGCTCATCGGCCCGAAAACGGTGACCATCAAGGGTGTTTCACGAGGCGATGCCGACCAGCCTGTGAAGGTGGCCCTTGTCGAGTTCGGGGATGGGCGCCCGTTCAAGCCGTGCAAGTCGATGCGACGCGTGATGGTCGCGGCATGGGGCCCAGACGCATCGAAATACCAAGGTCGGCGCATGACGCTGTACTGCGACCCCGCGATCAGGTTCGGCGGCCAGGAGGTCGGCGGCATCCGGATCTCGCACATGAGCGACATCGACGAGCGGATGACTGTTGCGCTCACAGTGACCCGGGGCAGACGGGCACCGTTCATCGTCGACCCGCTGCCCGCAGTATCCGACACGATCACCTCGGATCAGTCCAAGCGGCTGTACGCACTGCTGCTCGAATGCGGCCTCGACGACAAGGACGCGGCGCTCGCGTGGATCGGTCGAGCTATCGGCCGGAGCGTGGCCGGCACCAAGGATCTCAGCCGCGACGAAGCCGACAAGGCGATTGGCATCCTCGAAACCGCGGGTACGCCAGGTGACGACGGGGACGATTCCGAGATCGTCACACCGGAGCTGGCCGAATGAGCGCGCCAGCGGTGCGCATGATCACCGACAAGCAGCTGTACAAGCTCAACATCCTGTCCAAGGAATGCGGCCTCGCCTATCGCACTGCACGGCTCAAGTGGATGAGCGATGAGGTTGTGCGCGAACTGAAATCGTCCAAGGAGCTGACCTGCGACGAGGCAAGCATGCTCATCAAAGTTTTGGAGTACGAGAAGTCCCAGCGTGCCCAAATATCCGAAAGCACCACTACTGCAACAGATGAAGGAGTCGCATCATGGCCGAAGTAACCGAGAAGCCCGCAGATTTGAAATCCACCAACGAACTCGACAAGTTTGACGACGGCGTGGCTGCCGGCCCGACCGAGATCCGGCTCGGTCAAGCCCTGCTCATGACCCTGAGTGATCCGCCCGAGGCCGGCGAATACATCGACATCTCGGCGCGTCTGTACATCAAGCACGCCGGTTTCGATCAGAACACCCCGGACAGCCCGAAAGTGCCTGTGCGGCAAGCAAAGATCATCGTGGCATGGCCGCTCGGTGATCAGATGCCCAAGCCCAAGTCCAAGAATGGCGCCGAGACCCCCGAAATTGACGGCCAAGAGCCCCTATTCGAGGCCGACGGCGACCCGCAAGGTGCTGACGACGACCAGGCCGACACCCAAGGTGACAGCACGGTCGTCGAGTTCACCGGCGGTCCGGCGTTCTCCGACGGCACCGAGGGCGACGGCGAGTAAATGCCCACCCAACCGGTCATCGACCACCGCGGCGATTCTGCTCCCGCCGCGGTGGTCGATGACTACCCACTCGGCGAGCACCCGCCGGTCACCTGGTGGCAGGTGCAGAACATCCCGTACGCGGTAATTGAGTTCATCACGCCGATCGTCATTTCGGTTACCGAAGCAACGCTCGACCTCCTCTCCGTGACGCTGTTCGGCAAGCCATGGTCCGAGCTGTTCGACCACCCGCAGTGGTCGGAGTGGTTCGAGTGAACGCCATCTACGTCGCCGAGATCGACGAAGCGCGCGCAGCCCGTAACGCCATGACCGAGATGGACCGGGCACCAAGACATCCGTACGCACACGACGGCATGTGCGGTGACCGAGACGACGCGAGGGACGAGCGACCGTGACCGCGCCCCCGATGGCCTACTTCGGCGGCAAGACGCGCCTCGCGCGCCGCATCGCGGATCTACTTCCGCGACATGGTCACTACGTCGAACCGTTCGCCGGCTCCTTGGCGGTGCTGCTCGCCAAGGAACCGAGCAAGATGGAGACGGTCAACGATCTCGACGGCCTGTTGATGACGTTCTGGCGGGTGCTCCGCGAGCAGCCCGACGAGCTGATGCGTGTATGCGCGCTTACCCCTCACTCGCGCGGTGAATACCTCGAGGCCCGGGCCGCCGACCTCGGCCGGCTCGATGACATCGAGGTTGCCCGGCTTGTCTGGTTGCAGATCGCGCAGGGACGCGGCGGCACAATGCGCCAAACCGGATGGCGAATGTTCGTGAACCCGAACGGCTCATCTATCCCCATGGGCGACTATCTCGAGGCCTACGTCAACCGCATGGCCGCAGCAGCCCAACGATTGCACCACGTGAGTCTGGAATGCAGGCCGGCCCTTGAAGTGATCGCGCAATACGGTTCTGATCCTGGGTGCTGCCTGTACGTGGACCCGCCGTACCTCGGGGATGTGCGTCGGGCAACGGGCAATGGGTACCGGATCGAAATGCGTGAGCCCGAGCTGCACGTCGAACTACTGGAATCGCTGCTCAGATGCCGCGCATCGGTCGTGCTGTCCGGGTACGACTCGCGGCTCTATAGCGAGGCCTTGGTCGACTGGGGCCGAATCGAGATGGCGGCGACAAGCCAAGGCGGTACGGACGTGACACGCACCGAGGTTCTGTGGGTCAACCGCCCCATATCGCAGCAGCTTTCGCTAGGCGATGCATCATGAGCCGCACCCCCGAGAGTTCAGCGGCTTACCGCGCTGGGTTGTGCGTCGACTGTAGGACCGAGCCGCACAGCGCCGGTCGGCCCCGGTGCGAGAAGTGCCACACGAAATACAGAAGGGGTGAGTGATGGGCGACAAGACTGGAATTGAGTGGACCGACGCGACGTGGAATCCAATCACGGGTTGCGACAAGGTATCTCCCGGTTGCGATCACTGCTACGCCGAGACGTTCGCCGAGCGCTGGCGCGGAACCGAGGGCCACTACTTCGTCAACGGGTTCGATGTGCAGCTGCGACCCGACAAGCTCGACTTGCCATTGCGCTGGACCAAACCGCGCCGGATCTTCGTCAACTCGATGTCAGATCTGTTCCACGACAAGGTTCCTGATGAGTACATAGCTCGCGTGTTCGCGGTGATGGCGCTGGCGCCACAGCACACGTTTCAGCTGCTCACTAAGCGTCACGGGCGGATGGGGGCACTGTTGCGAGACGGCGAGTTTCAACAGCAGGTCTACGACGCATGGGGACAGCTGGAGATGCCGAAGGGGCGCCCGTCGATGGAGGACTGGCCGTGGTCCGGCTGGCCACTGCCCAACGTCTGGTTGGGCGTGAGCGCCGAGGATCAGAAACGTGCCGACCTCCGTATCGCGGCACTGCTCGATACCCCGGCCGCTGCGCGGTTCGTCAGCGCCGAGCCGCTACTCGGGGCGATTAATCTCCCGTCGCACTGGCTTCACCCCGTCATGCGGACCCCGTCGCCCGAGAACAACGCGATCGGTCGTCGTATCGGTAAGGCCCACGGCGTTGGATTCATCGACTGGGTGATCGTCGGCGGCGAATCAGGCCCCGGCGCAAGGCCAATGCACCCAGACTGGGCGCGCTCACTGCGCGACCAATGCGTAGCCGCTGGCGTGCCGTTCCTGTTCAAGCAATGGGGCGAGACCGTGCCGCTTGGGCAGATGACGGACGAGGCACGTCGGCGGTGGGACGACCACCACGGATGCGATGTCTACCCCGAGGAAAGCCTCTGGCGTCTCGGCAAGAAGCGCGCGGGGCGCGAGCTAGACGGCCGCACGTGGGACCAATACCCCAGGGCGGTGCGCTGATGGCCGACCATTGCCCAGATCCCGATGGAATCCCGCTACCCGGGAGTGTGCGCGGACGAACCGAGTTCTACCCCGGCATGGGCACGTGCCGATACTGCCGTCGCGAATACAAGCTGCGCGCAAACGGACTCATCCGCAAGCACAAGGGCCTGCCCCGGCGTACCGATGGTGGTTGCCCGTACCTCTGCGACCCGTCATGTGATTTCAGCTGCTACAGCAAGGCGGTGGCGTGATGACGCTCCATTTCACCCTGCACGTCAACGGCCAGTCGATCGCCGAGGGGATGACGATTCAGCGCACCACGCCGGGCCGACCACACCCCGACGAAGTGAACACCTATGTCGCACAGACCAAGTGTGACGGCACCTGGCACACCACCACAGTTGAGCACCGGTATGGGGATGGACCGTGGCAGTTGGTGCGCAAGGTGCTGGACGTGATCGCCAACCAGACAACGACAAAAGAGGGATAGACGAACATGGCACGGGAATATGCGCGCATCCGGATCAGCATCGCCGGAGACGGTCACGTCGAGGAACTCACGGCCGCGGCGCAGTGGCTGTACTTCCGGATCCTGATCCCAGACCCCAAGCTCTCGCACTGCGGTGTCACCGACTGGCGGCCGAAGCGACTCATCAACAAGGCCGCCGGGCTCACGGTCGACTACATCGAAGCAGCGGCCGCCGAGCTGGAACGTGAACGATTCGCCCTCTTCGACGAGGACACCGAGGAAGTGTTGGTGCGGGCGTACATCCGTTCCGAAGAGCTGCTACGCAACCCCAAGATGGCCGTGGCCGTGGCCGACGCGTACCTCGGTGTGTCCTCGCGTCAGCTAAAGGCTGTGATCGCATCGGAGGTCCACCGGGACAAGTCGGAGCACCCCGACTACTCATCGTGGACGCACGCGATCAGCCGCGAATCGGTGGAGATATTACTGACCGCCAAGACCTCGGATGAGGTTCCGTATGTGGACACGTTCGGTAATCCGAATACCGATCCCCAAGAGGTACCGACTACCAATCAAAACGGGAACGACATAGCCAACCGGAACGGTAATCAAGACCCCGGTACCGAAACCCAATCGGAAACCCAAGCCGATTCCCTGCACCTGCACATACAACCTAATTCCCTACAGCCTGCACCTAATAGGGGTTACGCAAGTACGGAAGGTCACCAGGGCGCCGAACCCGACCCCACCAACCCCCCACCCCCTCACTGCCCGAGACACCCTGGCGGGACCAGCGAGCCGTGCCACGCCTGCCGCGACGCCCGGGAACGACGCACGCAATGGGACTGGGCGATGAGCGAACAGCAACGGGCGCAACGCGAAGCCGAGCAACAGGCAGCGCTGGAGACCAAGCTCGCCGCGGTCGCCGTGTGCGAGCTCTGCGACGACGACGGGTACCGCGGCACCCATGTCTGCGATCACATCGACCGCGGACAAACGGCAGCCAAGGGGTCCGCACTCGCCCGCGCCGCACTCGAGAAGGCTGCCGGCGATGAATGAACTCGACATCGACGAACGCGTGACCAAGATGCGCGCATGCAGCCACGACCGATGGCACTACCGCGACGCCAACGGCAATCGGCGCTGCTGGGACTGCGGGGCGTGCGTCAGACCCAACCCAATCGTCCCGATTGTCGCCTTCCACAAGGAGGTTCACCGATGAGCGAGCATCCCCGCCCCTACGTGCCCCGCCGCCCACGCCCGAGCGCCTCTCGCGGCCCCGTCATCGCGGCCTACGCCGACAAGATCGAGTTCCCGTGCCAGAACTGCGGCGCCGAGGCCAACGGCTGGTGCAAGACACCACACGGCACCGACGCAATCGCCCCGTGCTGGACCCGCGGCGCCAAGGTCGGTGCGCGGTGAGCGCCGCCGGCAAGATCCCGAAACTGGCCAACCCTCAATCCCCAGCGGTCTTGGCCGCACTGCGCATCCAATGCCCGACATGCAAAGCCCCACCCCAACAACGGTGCCGGGGCCTGAACTACCGCATCGTCCACTTCGCCCGCTGCACCTTCAAGGAGATCCCGTGACCACTGAAACATGGCGGCCAGTCCTAGGATACGAAGGAATCTACGAGGTGAGCGACCTCGGGTCTGTGCGCAGTCTTGACCGATTCGACGCGCGGGGATCGCGACGCCGCGGGCGCATGATGGCCCAAGTACCACACGTCCAATCGGGTCGCCCCACCGTGCTACTCACACGACGAAATCGCCACCGCAGCACGTTGGTACACACCCTGGTGCTGGAGGCGTTCAAAGGTCCGCGCCCGAAGGGAATGGAGGCGTGCCACGCCAACGGCGACCGAACAGATAACCGTCTTGCCAACCTGCGCTGGGACACCCGTTCGGCGAATCAACTCGACGCGGTGCGCCTCGGAGAACATGCGCTTGCCTCCAGGACGCATTGCAAGCGTGGCCACGTTCTAGCCGACCCCAACCTCTGCAAATACGGGATTGCCAAGGGGGTTCGCGCCTGCCTCGCCTGCAACAAAGGGCGTAGATACCGCGCGAATTCGCGTGAACACCTCGATCTACAGACCGCATCGGACCTGATGTACCAGCGCATCATCAGCGGCGCATTTAGGCAGGGAGTGACTCAGTGACAACAGTTTTAGGTGTGGATCCATCTTTGCGCAATACCGGACTGGCCGTGCTGACCGATGGTCGGCCGACGGCGCTGCACTCGATCGGTTACGGCGGCCACGACGGCGATTCGTACGCAACCCGCAGCCGACGCGTCCGCGCAGTGTGCCGAGCGGTCATCGAATGGGCACTGCGCGACGGCCCGCCGGATCTGGCCGTCATCGAGGGCCCGGCCTATGGCCAATTCCTGCCCTCGACGTTCGACCGCAGCGGGCTATGGCACGGGCTGTACGGCGCGCTGGACGCCAAAAAGGTTCCCGTTGCGGTAGTTCCCCCGCAGACCCGCGCCAAGTGGGCCACGGGCAGCGGCCGGGCCGAGAAGGGCGAGGTTCTGCTCAACGTCCGCGAATGGTTCGGGCCCCGCGTCAAGGTGCTCAACCACGACATTGCCGACGCCGCGGTGCTCGCGCTCATGGGCGCCTTCCGGCTCGGGGAGGCAATGCCGTTCACCGTAAAACCACGGCACTACGCGGGATTGGAGGCAGCGGCATGGCCGAGTTGACATTGCACGACATGCTGAGATGGCCACCGAATCCATTCCTGACGCTCCCTGACGATCCATTCGACCCAACTCCGTGGTTCAGCACGTTCTACAAAGACGTGGACCTCGACGCGATCGACTGGGCCGACGAGATGCGCAAGCTACCAGGGCAATTCACCCAACTGTTGTGCTTCCCGGGATCGCTCGACGAACGCGTAATCGCCCAAGCTGTTCACGAACTGACCGAGGAGCTGATGCGTTGACCAACTGCCGCAAGTGCTCCCAGCCCGCACAGCTGTTCTTGTGCCCGAAATGCGTGGACGCGCTGCGTGAGCACGCCACCCAACTGGCCTGGCTGATCGAGCGTCTCGACGAGACCGTGACCCGCCAAGACAAGCTCGCCAGCCCCATCATCGGTAAGGCCAGTGACGAACCATTGCCGTTCAACGCCAGCGCATCGGAAATCGCCCATCGGGCACGCGGAACCGTCACCACGTGGGTGCGCGCCATCTGCGAGCACCGCGGTATCAGATTCGAGCCCGTGCGCGTGGTGCCGCTCGATTTCATCGGTCCCCTGCCCGACGCACGCTGGCGACGCCTGCCTCGCCGTTACCGGCCGACACTGGCCGACATGTGCGACTGGCTTGCCGAGCATGTACACGCCATCGCGCTCACCCCTGGCGCCGAAGAGTGCGCGCTGGACATGGCCGAGCTGTGCGAATCCATCGTCCGTGCGGTCAATCGGCAAGAGCGCCATTTCGCCGGCCCGTGCCCCACGATCAAGGGACACGACCGGCGCGGCCAGCAGATCACCTGCGGGCACATGCTTTACACCCAAGGCGACGAGCAGTTCGTCGAATGCCCAGCATGCAAGGCCAAGATCGACGCGCCAAAGAACCGGCTACGCACATCGGTGGACCGCGACCTGATGCCCGAACCCAAGCTGCTTGAAGCACTACGCGCTGTCGAAGGAGGCCTCGATGAGGACGGCAACCCCAAGCCGGTGCCGTCCAAGAATCACCTTCGGCGCTGGATCAAGAAACGCCAGCTGCACATCCGGGGCTGGCTGCACCAAGGACGGGTGGTGCCGCACTACATCCAGTACCGCGATCCGCGTGTATTCAGTTTCAGTCAGGCCCAACACCTATGGTGGAAAGAGCAGTCGTGAAAGAAAGCCGGAGGGCACATGACTACTGAGACCGTGCAGTGGCGCAAATGCGTGTATCAGCTGCGCTCCTGCCAGATTTGGACGAGCGCGGGGCATGTCCTCGGACATACTCAAGCATTTGTCGGTCCGCGTGACGAAGACGGTTCGCCCACGCTCATCAACCACCCCGCGCCGATCTGCCCGTCATGCCTGGCCCTCGATCCCGAACCATTGCCCGCAGACGCCGACCTTGCTTGCATGCCGGAGCCGCCGCGCAACGGCAACGGAGCGTTCGTCTCCAAGATCGAACACCCACGCAAGAAGGCGGATCCGCCGTGCTGCTGCCACTCGATCATCAAAGACGAACACGGACGCCTACAGTGCCTTACCCATGGTGATGTCACCGACCGTCGCGGCGACCCCTCGATAGCCGACGTACGCCTGGACGGCTACAAACGCTGGTCGTACCGGAACTAGCCGCCACGCGAGGCTAAGTCAATGTGCCCGCACCCCCGCTGACCAGCTAGAATCATAGTTGCCATCTATTGTGCTGCCCGAAAAACCCCGGCCTAGCTGGGGTTTTGTCATATCCGGGGAGGCGACCTGATGCCCAGTGCGCCACCGCGTGTGTGCGCTCGCTGCCACAAGCCCGCGCCCAAGGGCCGGCCCTGCTCGTGTCGTCCAGCATGGGAAGGCTCCACCCATGACAGCGGCAATGATCGGCGCTGGCAGGGCGTGCGTGATGCCTACCTGGCCACGCACCCGCTGTGCGAGCGTCCGGGCTGCCCGCGCCTGGCCGACGACGTAGACCACGTGACACCGCTGGCTGAGGGCGGTGTCAAGTACGACCCGCGCAACTTCATGTCCCTGTGCGATGACCACCACAAGGCCAAGACCAACGCCGACGCGCTGCGCGGCAAACACCGTCTGCGGACAGCAAACTCGTACGCAAAGAGGCGTGCATAAATATTCAGAGGTTTATGCACGGCGTATAACCCCGATTGGCACATAATCGCAGGTCAGAGGGGGTATAGGGGTGAATATCGCTCTGACCAGCACATATGCGACTCGCCGCGGTGGTCTCGCGTTTTTCTGCACAACATTCATGCAAGGGGGGGTAATTATGCATAAACCCCATGGCGTGCCAGCAAATGGCTCCCACGTACAGCAAATAGGTGGTGAGTGATGCCCGCACGGCAGCCAGCGAAACTGCTTTTACTCAGCGGTCGCAGTGAGGGCCAGGATAGTGCAGGTAGGCCGGTTGCACAGCCCCCGGCGTTCAAGCGTCTGGCCCCGAATCCGCCGAGCTGGCTCTCGCGCGAGGCAAAGGCCGAGTGGAAGCGCGTTGCCCCTGGCCTGGTGCGTCTTGACCTGATCAAACCGGAGGACCGGGCGACGTTGGCGGCCTACTGTGAGACGTGGGCGCGGTTCGTCGCGGCAACCAAGGATGTCACCGCCAACGGCATCACCGTGCGCAATGAGTCGACCCGCAAGGACGGCTCCACCTCGGTGTGGTGGACGAAGAATCCCGCGGTGGCCGTCGCCGAGCAGGCGTCGGCACGGTTGCTGCAGTTCGCGAACCACTTCGGTTTGACGCCGGCGGCCGAGCGCAACGTGTCCAAGCGAGACGACGATCGTGGCGAGTTCGAGGCGAACCCGTTCGCGGGTGCAGCCGCCGACGACTGATAGCCCTTGGGCTGACGCTGATCTCGATGCACTCAAGCTCAGCCCCGAGGTTGCTTGGTATCTCGAATCGCGCGGCTATGCGGTCCCTGACTGCCCTCCGCTGATCAAGACGCCGGAGCCACGCGAGGTTCCGGGGGCGCGGTTCGACCCTGAACGCGTCGACAAGGTTGTTGCGGCGTTTCGCCAGTTGCGGCACACCAAGGGCAGATTCGCTGGTCAGCGCTTTGATCCTGACGTGTGGCAGGTGGCGTACATGATCGCCCCGGTTGCTGGCTGGGTGCATCGCTCTATCGATTCGGGTGCCTGGGTGCGGATCATCACGCAGGCGTATTTCGATATGCCGCGCAAGAACGGCAAGAGCACGACCGCGGCCGGGTGGGGCATCTACCTGACGGCGGCCGACGGCGAGTTTGGCGCGCAGGTGCTCGCCGCGGCGACGACCAAGGAACAGGCCGGGTTCGTGTTCGAGCCGATCCGGCAGATCGTCAACAAGTCGCCCGGCTTGAAACGGCATCTACGGGCGCTGCAAGCGAAGATCACCCATGCGGCGTCGGGCTCGTACTTCAAGCCGATCGCCAACGCCGGTGATGCGCAGCACGGCGCCGACATTCACGGCGCGATCATCGACGAGCTGCACCTGCACAAAGACATGGTGCTGATCGAGGCGCTGGAGACCGGCACGGGCTCTCGTGAGCAGCCGCTCATCATCTACATCACGACCGCTGACGCCGGGCGCCGGCACACGCCGTACGACGAGAAGCGCTCCCTGGTCGAGAAGCTGGCCCGCGGGGTGCTCAAGCGGCCGACGACATACGGCGTGGTGTTCGCCGCGGAGAAGCCCGAGTATGCCGACGGCAAGCTCATCAAGGGCGATGACCCGTTCGCCGAATCGACGTGGCGCAAGTCCAATCCGGGCTACGGGATCAGTCCGACGAAGCGGTACATGGTCGAGGCTGCGGAAAAGGCCAAGGACAGCCCGGCCGAGCTGGCGCGGTTTCTGCGGCTGCACTTGGGTGTTCGCACCAAACAGGAGACCCGGTATTTCGAGGTCGAGGACTGGGACGCCAACGCCTCGATCGTGGACCTGTCCCGGCTGGCCGGCCGCCAGTGCTACGGCGGGCTGGACTTGGGCTCGACATCGGACCTGACGGCGCTGGTGTGGGTGTTCCCGACCGAGGACGGCGCTTTCGAGGTACTGGCCCGGCATTGGGCGCCAGAGGATTCCATTCCAGCGCTCGACGAGCGCACCGCCAACGCCGCGTCGACGTGGGTCAAACAGGGCTGGCTCACCACTACCCCGGGCAACGTGACCGATTACGACTTCATCGAGGCGCAGGCCGGCCGGGACCGTGACGAGTTCCTGGTGCAGGAGATCGCCTATGACCGCTGGAACGCCAACCAGCTGATCAACAACCTGACCAGCGACGGCGCTCCCATGCTCACCATGGGCCAGGGGTTCGCCTCGATGAGCGCGCCGACCAAGGATCTACAGCGGTTGATCCGCATCGGCGCCCGCACCGACGAGAACGGTTTACCAATCAAGCCGATGATCCGCCACGGCGGCAATCCGCTGTTGCGCTGGGAGATTGACAACTTCGCGGTGGCCATGGACCCCGCGGGAAATGTGAAGCCGGATAAGGCCAATGCCGGCGACAAGATCGACGGCGTGGTGGGACTGATCATGGCGCTTTCGCGTGCGCTGGCTGCCCGTGAGGTGGCGGGCACGAGTGCCTACGAAGACGAAGGGCTGATGATTGTTTAAACGTCGCTACGCGGCCGGTGGTCGCAAGGTGTTGGTGAACCTGTTCAGTGGCAACGCAATTGAGGGTGTGTGCACCTTTGATGGCCGCGCGGGGATGATCCTGCGCGGCGCCGTAGTCCACGAGCCGGGCGTCGATCACGCCATACCGGCCGACGGTGAGGTTCGCATTGATCGGGCCAATGTCGACTATGTGCAGATGCTCTGAGAGGCGGTGTCATGGCGTTCGTCGTCTCTGAGGGCTCGGTGCGGGGTATGTCCCGCCCGAGCGTTACACCCATCCGGGCTATTGAGCTGTCGCCATGGGTTGCGATGGACTATTTCGAGTTGTGGCGCAAGCAACCATCGGTGCGACGCACGGTGTCGTTCCTGGCCCGTAACATCGCCCAACTCGGCATCCACACGTTCGAGCGCCGCGGCGACAACGACCGCAAGCGCCTGACCGATCACGCGCTGGCGCGACTGCTACAGCAGCCCAACAGTTTCACCACGCGCTACCGGTTCCTGAACACATTGGTGCACGACTTCGCGATCTATGACTGCGCGTACTGGTGGAAGATCAAGACCGCGCTCGGACCACGGCTGGTGCATCTACCGGCGCCGCTGATCACACCGAAGGGCGACAACTGGCTCACCCCTGAGCAATTCGAGTTTCGGGGTACCAAGAGCGCGAGACTGATACCGGCCGACGAGGTGGTGTACTTCCGCGGCTACGGCGGCATTTCCGATGCGGGAGTGTCCCCGCTGGAATCGCTGCGGCAGATCTTGCGCGAGGACTGGACCGCCTCGGAGATGCGCGACCAGATCATGCGCAATGGCGCCCGGCACTCCGGGTACATCTCGCGCCCCAAGGTGCCCGATGCCCCGAAGTGGTCAGAAGATGCCCGCGAACGGTTTAAGCGTGAATGGCAGTCCGAATACGCCGGCGCGACGGCCGCCAATGCCGGCGGAACTCCGTTGCTTGAGGACGGTATGACGTTCGTTGCGGCATCGCAGACGGCGAAAGACTTGCAGTACATCGAGTCTCGCAAGCTCACCGATGAAGAGGTTGCGCGGTCGTACTTCATCCCGCCGCCGATGATCGGAATTCTCGATCATGCGACGTTCTCGAATATCGAAGAACAGCACCAGATGTTGTATCAGGACACCCTCGGCCCGTGGCTGACGATGATCCAAGACGAGATCGCGCTACAGCTCCTTCCTGATTTCGAGAGCAAGCCCGAGAAGTTCTACGTCGAGTTCAACCTGATGGAAAAACTCAGCGGCAACGTCGAAAAGCGCGACGCCTCAATCACCCAATCCGTTGGCGGCCCATGGCGAACCATCAACGAGGGCCGCTCGCTGGCCAACTTGCCGCCCGTGGAGGGTGGCGACGAATTGATTCGACCGCTGAACGTCACACAGAACGGTGATCAAGACCCGATCCCGGCCGATGAGGCGCCGACACCAACCATGACCCCGACGGAGAAACCGCCGGCCGACGAAACCGAGCAGGAGGACTAATGCTCACCAAGAACACCTCTATCGGGCAGGTCAAGGCCGGTCCCGACGATGGGCTCGAAGAAGGCGAATTCATCGTCTACCCATCGACATTCATCAAGCAGCCCGACAGCTACGGTGACATCGTTGCCCCGGGCGCGTTCCTCAAGACCATCGCAACATGGAAGAACTCGGGCATGGTGCTGCCCGGTCTGTTCGGTCACCGGATGGACGACCCCGATTTCTATGTAGCCGGCCACAAGGACATGGGCGAGGACGAGCACGGCTGGTGGGTCAAGGGCGTGTTCGACCTCGAATCACCCAAGGGGCCCCACGTCTACCGGCTGGTCAAGGGCCGCAGGCTCAATCAGTTGTCCTTCGCCTACGACACGATCGACCAGGCGGGTGTAGAACTCGAAAATGGCCTGCGCGCCAACGAATTGCGCGAGCTGAAAGTTTACGAATTCTCATTCGTGCCCATCGGCGCGAACCAAGACACCTCTGTGGTGGCAGTCAAGTCGATCATCGACCTGATGTCGCATGAGGTCAAAGCTGGCCGCGTGCTGTCGGCCAAAAACGAGAGCGCACTACGCGAGGCACACACCGCGATCGGCGGCGTGCTGTCGGCTCTCGAAAGCACATCAGACGAGGAAAAGGCCAGCGGCAACGGCCCGTCTCGCCAAGCGCCGGAAGCGGATACGCAGCCGGGCCAGCCGCGCGAGGCCAGCCAGAAGTCGTCCGTCGACACCTCGGCGCTGGACAGGCTCGCCGCGGAATTCGCGCTGAGCACCTAACCAACCCAAGGAGAAAGATCGACATGACGACACTGCAAGAGAAGTTGGCACAGCTCCAGAAGGACGGCAACGGATTCCTGGCCAAGGCCCGGGAGATCGCCGAGAAGCACGGCCAGGGTGGTCAGTCCGAATGGCCCGAGACCGATGTCACCGAATACAACGACCTGATGGGCAAGGCCACCCAGGTTTTGGATCAGATCAAGGTCACCAAGGCCGACATCGCGGTCATCGACCAGGCCAAGGCGCTGGGCGAGCAGATCGGGACTCCGATCGAGACCGGCGACGGCGGCGACTACAAGGCCAAGGCGTCCAACCTCGGCCTGGCGGTCGTCGGCTCGCCTGAGTTCAAGGACATGTTGTCCCCGTTCACCCATAACGGGCAGATCAGCATCCCCAAGGGCTCGCATCTGTCCTCGGCGCCGATCGCGGTCAAGTCGCTGATCACCGGCGCCTCGTCGACCTCCGGTGGCGCGTTCGTGGTCAACGAGCGCACCGACATCGTGGAGATGCTGGGCCGCAAGGAACTCAAGATCCGCGATCTGATCTCGACGCGGCGCACCGGTAGCGACACGGTGGAATTCGTGCGGCAGACCAGCCACACCAATGCTGCCGACGTGGTGCCTGAGGCAACGAGCTCGGCGCGGCCGACCGCCCCGGGCACCGCCGGCCCGACCGTCAACGTCGCCGGTGGCGGCTACAAGCCCGAGGGCTCGTGGGCATTCGAGATCGTTTCGACCACGGTCAAGACGATCGCCGAGTGGGTGCCAATCACCAAGCGCGCCCTTGCCGACGTGGCTCAGCTGGAGGGGCTGATCAACGACGAACTGAGCAAGGATGTCGCGGAGAAGGAAGAGGACCAGATCCTCAACGGTTCCGGGTCCGGGGAGAACATCGCCGGCATCAACAACACCTCGGGTATCCAGACCCAGGCGTGGACAACGGACTTCTTCACCACGACCCGCAAGGCCGTGACGAAGGCCCGCCACGTGGGCCGGGTCAACCCGAACGCGTGGGTGTTCAACCCCGCCGACGCCGAGGCGCTGGACCTGCTCAAGGATGGCGAAAACCGCTACTACTACGGCGGCCCGCAGTCGATCACCAACCGCACCCTGTGGGGTATCCCGGTGATCGAGTCTGAGTCGCAGGCCGAAGGCGTCGGCCTGCTCGGCGACTACAAGAAGGCCGTCCTGTGGGACCGCGAGCAGACCACGGTCACCATGACCGACTCGCACGAAGACTTCTTCGTGCGCAACCTGGTCGCGGTGCTCGGCGAGGAGCGCGTGGCATTCGGCGTCACCCGCCCGCCGGCGTTCGTGTCGGTGGATCTGACCGCCTAAATGGCACTGATCGGAGTAGAAGCCGGGGATGGCCCATCGTGGCTGTCCCCGGCCCCACCTCAAGGAGGACCAGTGGAAAAGTACGACGTAGTGGTCAACGGCGTGAAGACCACGCTGCTGCTCAACGATGAGGACGCGAAGGCTAGGGGCCTGTCCCACAAGGATTTGGCATCGGTGCGAATCGAGGCCGAGTCAGCAGCCGCGGCAGAAGCTGCCGCCAAGGCCGAAGCCGAGGCTGCCGCCGAACAGGAGGCAGCTGAGTTGGCTGCAAAGCAGCAGGCCGAAGCCGAGGCAGCTGCAGCGGCCGAAGCTGCGAAGGGCGCACCCGCACCGGCCAACAAGGCCGCCAAGGCTCCGGCGAGCAAGTAGGCGTAACAGTGCTCGATACAGCCGCACTGGCGAAGTACACCAAAGGCCGCTTGGTTGCTGATGATTCGGAAACCGAGCGGAACCTGGCGGCTGGATTGGCTGCGATCGAGCGTTGGTGCGGCTGGCACGTCACGCCCGTCAAGGAAGAGCATGAGGTCGAACTCGATGGGCCCGGGGGGTCGCTGCTACGGCTGCCGACTCTCCGGGTTGTCGAGCTGATCAGCGTCGTCGAGGACGGCGTAACCCTCAATCTCGGCAGCCTGGAGTGGTCCAAGACCGGGCTGGTGCGCAAGAAGTCCGGCGCACCGTGGTCGAGCAAGCTGGGCGCGATCACGGTGACCATGGATCACGGATTCGCCGAGGCCGCCGACTTCGAGTCCGCGGTGCTCTCGTACGTCGACCGTGCGTCGCAGGCCCCGACTGGCGGCAAGCCCATCGCGGTTGGTCCATTCCGCTGGCCCGAAGAGAAAGTCATGGCCGGGTCGGCATTTTCCATGGCCGAGCTGTCGATCCTGGACCTGTACCGACTGGAGCCGCAGCCGTGAGCGAGCAGGTGATCCGTCACCGCGGCGCCGGTCGTGACGAAAATGGAAAGCTCACCGCTGATGGCGCACCGGTGCCACTGACTGCGATCGGCGTTGCGCCGGGATCTGGTGATACATCGGCAGGGTCGAGCGGCGGCGCAGATCGAGTCGAGCGCGGTCGCACCGGTGAGGACACTCAGTGCGTCGTCTACTTCCTTCCCGGCACCGATCTGGTCAACAGCGATGAGCTGACGGTGCGCGGCAAGCGATACCGCAGCATCACCGTCAACGACTGGAACATGAACGGGCGCGGTGGCCTCGAGGTGCAGTGCGCCAGGGGGCAAGGCTGATGGCATTCGTACTGGACCAAGAAGGCGGTGCCGAAGTCCTCAAGGAACTGGCGGCCGGCGCGATCAAGGATCTGGCAGACCAGATTGCCGACCAGATCGGCCAGGGCGCCAAGGTCAAGATCTACACCACCGACCGCGCCGCGGCCACGGTGAGTGTGCCAGCCGAGATGCAGGCTAAGGATGGCGTGCTCACCCGTGCCGCCGTGGCAGCCGGGCTGGAGGTGCGGCCAAAACCCGCCACAGAGACGCGCAGTCGCGGCAAGGGACGCAAGGCACGGCCAGAGGCGACATCCGCGCAGGCGAAGGCCTCCGGCGACGCAAACGAAGCATGGGCGGCTCGGCGGCGCGCACAACGCAAGGCTGTCCAGTGACGCTGCCCGCGGTGCGAGAGCCCGTCGACGTTGCGCGGCTGATCAAGGACTGGCTCAAGGCCGACATGGCGGCCCGGTTCCCCGAGCTGTCGGTGCGCCTGGAGCTACCCGCCAACTGGGCGCTGGGCTCAGATCCGGTGCTGCTGGTCGCCGACGACGGTGCCACCTTGGACATGTGGCCGGCGGCAACCGACCCGACCATTCGCGTCACGTCGTGGACATCGGGCCGCGAGACCAAGTACGCCTACGCCGCGATGTCGCGGCTGCTGACCGCCCGCGTCCCCGGTATCGCTGCGATCCTGCCCGGCACCGCGTTCCTCGAAGCGCGCGACTCACGCACCAGCGGCGACCTCATCTCATTCACAGTGCGCACCCGAGCACGCACCCGATAACCGCGCAGTAGCGCACCGATCAACCCCGTCTACCTGGCGGGGTTTTTTGTTGGCCCGCAAGGGCTCTGGAGCCCTTAAGGAGGGAATCAACAATGGTTGCAACCATCAATCCCGATGCCACCGTCATCCCGGACAAGGCCGAGGTCTGGCTGATCCTCAAGCAGGATGTCCCAGGCGACAACATCACCTCCCTGATCCCGACGACTGCCACCGACGATCCCGGGGCTAAGGGCTGGGAGTTCTCTGGTCTGATCGACGACAAGAAGGGCATCCCACTCGACCCGTCCGGCGAGGTCAAGGAATACGACGCGTTCGGGCATCCGTCGTTTCGGATCAAGTTCCGCAAGGGCAAGCTCAAGAGCGGTTTCACCGCGCTGGAGTACAACTCCGTCACCCGCAAAGTAGTGCTGCCCGGCTCCACGCCGGACAAGTTGGGCATCCCCAAGGATGTTCAGATCTACGTGCTGTACCGGTACGTCGATGAGGACATCACCCGCGTGTGGGTGGCGCTGCGCCCGGCGCTGGCCGAACTCAAGAGCCACGGCGGCATTGTCGACGGCGAGCTGTCATTCGCAGAGATCACGGTGCACCACACCGCCGACGCGAATGGCGACGTGTTCAAGTACCTGGACAGCAGCACCGACGACGACGTCACCAAGACGTTCACTATCGGCGCGGGCGTGACCGCCTACACGGCAACGGTGGGTGATGACACCACGGCCTCCCTCACAGCGAAGACGGCGTACGCGCTGCAGTCCGCGATGCGGGACTTGGAATCTGTGCAGGCACTCGACGCGCCCGGTGTGACCGTCGAAGGCCCCGACGGCGGCCCACTGGTGGCCACCTTTACCGGCCCGGTTCCCGCTGTGTCGGCAACCGGCACCGGCGGCACCGTCACTGTCTCGTAGGTCGAAAGCACCCGCCCCGGACGCGACCGACTCCCGTGTCCGGGGCGGGGCTTCACCCAAGCGAGTCGATCCCCTTTCCCTGTAGCCAAGGAGTCGAACATGACCGCACCACGTAAAAGCCCGCCGCGCAAGGCAGTTCCCGCCAATGCGCCCAAGCCGCAAGATCACAAGGCCAAGAAGTCGGCGGCGATTCGTCAAGCCGAAGCTGACGGATACGTCGACATCGAGCAGAACGGGATCACCTTGCGAATCCCATTCGGCGACGCCGTGCCCCTGGAGGCATACATGAAACTCAAGGACGGCGACGAACTGGGCGGCACCGAAATGCTTCTCGGATCTGAACAGTGGGCGGCGTTCCTCGCGACCAGCCCGACTGTGGGAGACTTCGCCGCGATCGGCGCCAAGCTGTTGGAGCTGTCGGGGGAATAATCGGCCTCTTATGCCTGCTCGACGAGCATGGCGACGAGATAGAGGCCGACCTAGCCCAGTACTACAACGGACTTGACCTCACCGATTTGTACCGCGGCGCACTGTCTATCCGCCGTGTCGGCGTACTGGTGCGCCAACTGCCGCCGCATTCGCGCACGGTGGCGGCGGTCAACGACGGTCAACCCGGGTGGACGGTCACCGATCACCTGATCGCTGATGTGTGGGCGGCAATGGTCAAGTTGCTCGGCGACCCGAAGAAGGTTCCTGAAAACATCGACCATCCGACGCGCGCCGCGATGGTCGCCAAAGCTGTTGCCGCAGCGAAAGAAGCGCTCAAAGCCATGTTCCTGAGACGCAAGAGTGGCTATGCCAAGCATTGATCAATTCATGAATCCTGTTGTGGAGGTGAGACATACGTGACGACTATCGGATACGCCACGTTGCAGCTCATACCGTCGCTACTAGGCGTGACCGAGGCGATCGACAAGCAGATCGACGGCAAGGTCGTCAGCGTCTCGATCACACCCAAGGTTGACCAGAAGGCCGTCGACACCGCGGGCAAGCAGGTCAAGGACACCATCGAGAAGCAGACCACCGAGGTTGCGGTCAAGCCGAAGGTCGATCAGCCCGCCGCGGAGACCGCCGGTAAGCAGGCCAAGGAGACGGTCGAGAAGCACACCGGCGATGTGAAGGTTGTGCCGAGGATCGAATCGGCTGCGATCACCAACGCCGGGGCCACGGCCGGGGAGCTGGCGGGGCGTGCGATCGGCGAGCAGATTGCCAAGACCATTCCCACTGGGATGTCTGGCATTGCGGGGTCGGTCGGCAACATTCTGCGTAGCGCCCTACCTGGCCTCGGGTCAGTGGTGGGTGCGGGCGCCGGTGCGGCCATCGTGACATCGATCCTCGATGGGGTCAGCAGGGGCAACTACACCAAGGCCGGGGAATCCATCAAGCGTGGCCTTGTCGGCGCAGTGGACAAGGCCAACATCGGTACGGATATCGCTATCCGGCTGGGCAATTCGCTATCTGGCGGCCTATCGAAGGCTTCGGACAAGATCGCCACTGTCGCCGGTTCTATTACCGGCAAGGTCAGTGAGGTCGGTAATGCGCTCACCACCACCAAGGAGCTGATCGGCGGAGACGACGCCTGGGGTGCCGGCGCGATCGATACCCTGAACAACGCCCTGGGTACGGCAACCCCACTACTGGAGGGGATGAACGCCGCGGCAGTCCTGGCTTCTGCTGGTGCCAACGCGATTGCGTTCGCCAGTAAGGCGGCGGCCGCGGCGCAACGGTTGTGGAACCTGGCCATGACCGCCAACCCAATCGGACTGATCGTGGTGGCCGTGGGCGCACTGGTGGCGGGAATCATCTACGCGTATCAGCACTCCGAGCGGTTCCGCGCCATCGTCGACGCCGCGTGGAAGGCCATCAAGATCGCCGCCGAGGCCGTCGTCAAGTGGTTCATGGACACCGCCTGGCCAATGCTCAAGAGGGTGTGGGAAGGCATCGGCGATGGCTGGAGTTGGCTGGTCACCAAGGCTGGCGAGGTCTGGACCGGCGTCAAGGAGAAGTTCACGGCCATAGTCGATTTCGTCAAAGGCATGCCCAGCGCTATCACCAACGCAGCCAAGGGCATGTGGGACGGGCTCAAGAACGGCCTGGTGACGGTGCTCAACTGGATCGGCGATAAGTGGAATGCGGTCGCCGACACCCTGTCTATCGAGGTCGGCGGCACCAAGATCAGCGCGATACCACACATGCCCAAGTTCGACGGTGGCGGCTACACCGGCAACGTGTCGGCCCAGCAGATCGCGGGCGTGGTGCATGGGGACGAATTCGTTATCAAATCCAAGTCGCGCAAGGGAATTGAGAATGCCTACCCCGGCCTGCTGGACTACCTGAACAACCAGGGCAAGCTACCCGGATACGCACAGGGCGGGTTGGTCAAGGGCACAGCCGAACTCAGCGACATCATCTCGCAGCAGTTCAGACCGTCCGGCGGCATCGGCGGATATCGGTCTCCCGACGGCAAATTCAACGAGCACTCAACAGGCCGTGCCCTGGATGTAATGGTTGGCAACGACAAGGCCAAGGGTGATGCGGTCAAGGACTTCGTGTTATCGAATGCCGCGGCTATCGATCTGAAGTGGGCGATCTGGCGCCAACACCTGTACTACCCGGGTGGTGGCGGGTACGACATGGAGGATCGGGGCTCGCCGACCGATAACCATATGGATCACGTGCACATCTTCTCGGGTCCAGGTATCGCCAATGGCCTTCTCGGGTCGCTGCAGTCCAAGACCGCCGCGGCGGTTAACGCTGGGACTAAGGCTTCCGGCCCGCCAGTCGGTGATGCTCCCGGCGGTTCCCTTGGCGCGGAGGCGGTGAGCGCCGCAGCGCCGGGCGGCTCGTCGTCCACCGGCGGCGGAAGCTTCTCTCTGCCGTCGTCCATCTCCGGGCTCTCGGGGATCGGGCTGTCCGGTATGGGCGTCAAGTCGCAGGTGCCCGGTCAGCCAGAGCGCACATTCGAGTTCGGCAATGCGGCGGCCGCGGCGGTCGGCGGGCAGGTGTCCTCGGCTCTCGGGGTGCTCGGCGTTGGCGATTCGCCGGGCTGGCTCAAGGGAATCTCTCAATTCGTCAGCGGCATATCCGTCGGTGGTGGTGGTTCCGGTGGTGGCCTTGGCGGCGCACCCGAGGGAGCAGGCCCCGGCGCCAGATTCGGCGGCGCGACCCCCATTGCCGCGTCGGCCGCTGTGCCGGCGCCCGCAGCGCTTCCCGCGGGGACCGTTCACGGCGCGCAGGCCGGGGCGCAGCCAGGGCCGGTCTTCAACACCACGATCAGCGCGTTCAACACCAGCGACGCTGTCTCGATTATGGAGCAGCGGCAGAACGAAATCACGGCGGCGAAATTGGGTAGGTGGTCATAGATGGCGGTCGCGACGATCACGCTGGAATCGTCCAACGGCGACTCGGTGGTGGTGTCCGCACCCAACGACGAGTACCTGCTCGATGACATCGTGCTCGACACCGATCCGAAAGGTATGTACGACACCGGGTTTACGATGCGCACCCAGTCGGGAGCATTCCAGCCCGGCGGGCGGCCGGTCGGCGAAGAGGTACCGATCCGCAATCCGATTCTGCCGTTCTGGCTGACCCCAGCGTCCCGCCCTCGGTTTCAAAAGCTCTGGGGCACCCCGTACAACCTGCGCAAGGTCAAGTGCACATGGGACGGGCCCTCGGGTCCGCGGTTCCTGTATTTGAAGCTGGCCAAGGAGATTCAGTACACGACTGAGGATGGTTTCGACGCTGATATCGACAAGGTCTATCACGCGGTGGTGTCCGCGAACGCCTACAACCCGATGTACGAGGGCGTCGAGGATGTTGCCGATTGGGTCAATCCGGGCAACTTCACCGTCTATCTCGCTGCCACATCTGGAACCTTCAAGCTGGGGTACGGCCCTGCCGGTGCGGCCGTCCTCACCGAGCCGATTCCATACGACGCTGACGCCGCAACCGTGCAAGCCGCACTGGAGGCGCTGTCAACCATCGGGGCCGGAAATGTCACCGTGACCGGCGATCCCGGTCGCTGGACCGTTCGCACACCGGCAACCTGCCCCGGAATGCTCACGGTTGATGGGACATCACTTGCGCCGCTGTCGTTCTCCATCACCCTGGGCACCCTGTCCTACACGATCACCATCGGCGGCCAGACTACTGCGCCCATCGCATTCACTTCGTCAGCCTCGACGCTACGGCAAGCCATCGAGCAGCTTTCCAACATCGGCACCGGTGGGGTCACGGTGACCGCCACATTGTTCGGGTTCGCGCTGTCCTTCATGACCGGGCCGCTGAATGGATTCCTAGTCGCGTTGTTCACCGGGAAGTCCACGGCGGGCATCCACATCGCCCGCGTGGTGACCAACCCGAACACCGGGTATTTCGACGTATGGAACCCCACTGATCAAGACCTCTGGCCCGAATGGGAACTCGACCCCGCCATTCAGTGGCAGTTCCCAGACTTCGCGTTCGGGCAGGAACGTAAGTGGAACCGCCCGGTGGGCGCCGACGCGGCACGAATGATCGTCACTCCACAGCTGACCCAGATGCTGTCCGTGATGTCTGACCCGTTTATGGACACCTACCTCAGCGCCGATCTGTCGAATGCGGCGGGCCTGTTCAACGGGGTGGAACCGCTCTACCCGGTGCCCCAGTACACCGGCACCGCCGATGATCCGGTGGTGGTACCGGTCGTGTGCCAGGGCCCCTCGGGAGCGAAGGCCACCTTGCGGCAGCGTCGTTTCTGGTCGGCCGAAAGCGGACTTGAGGCGTGAGGGTCAACACGGTCGCCTTGCACCTTGTGCCCGGCACACCCGAAACGGGACTGTGGTGCGAAATCTGCCTACTGCCAAGCCGGTACGAGGTGGCGCTATACGCGCTGGTCGGTGACAATGCGCCGATACACGTCGGTACCTTCCACGGCTGCGACGGGCACCAAGCATGACCGTTGCAACTTTCGCCGAGCCGTTCACCGGTACCGATCACGACGACTTCGCGGCGTGGGCACGGGAGGTGCGCGAGTACCGGATTGAGCGCGCCTACGACCCGCCGCACATCGAGCTTTACGACGGCGATTGGGTCTATCGCGGCACGGTGCGCGGCGAGCTGGGCGGGCGGGTCAATCCGATCGTCAACCAGACCGGCACCATTTCGCTGCGCCTACCGATCGATCTCGACGACCGCCGGGGTACGTGGCCGGCGTTCTGGGCGCTCGACGAAGAGGCGCGCGGCACCAGCAATATCCACGTGATCGTCGAGACCATGGGCGCCCGCATCGGCGGCCGGATGAAGGCCAAAGACGGTGTGCATATTGAGCGTGGGGCCACCGGAGACGTGGTGGTCATCGACTTTCTGGACGATATCGAAGAGCTGAAATTCGTTCATACAGCGGGCAATCCGTTCCTACCGTTGTCACTAATCCAGCAGCCGAAGGCGTGGATGCTGCTCGCGCAGGCTGATCACGGGATCTTGCTGACAATGGCGGCGAATCTACTTCGGTTGCAGCTGACCAACATTGACATCGGCACCCTGTTCAAACTGCTCGACCCGGCCAACTGGAACATTCCCGAGCTGGTCGACACATTCCTCAACATCTGGCAGCAGTCGCAAATCGTCATCGTGCCACGCACGTTCGGCGATTCGGTGGCCCCGCTGTCGCTGGTCGTCGGCAGCATCAAGACATCGATCTTCGACGTGGCCGCGCCGATCATGGAAGACGCAGAGCTGCAATGGGATCTGAGGCGCTGGAAGACCGGCGACCCCGAACCGTGGCCTGGCGCAGGCACCAACTGGCGCAACGGCACCCTGTTCGTCCGCATCGTCGACAAGTCCGGTTTCCGCACCGGCACGTCCATCGGCGGCAACCTGGCTACGGGCCTGACTCGCACAATCGCCGATGTGCTGTCGAACCATGTCGAGGACAGCTACGACCTGTTTACCGGGGACACGATCGACGAGACCGGCTACCGACTGCCCGGCATCCTCGGCACCGAGGCCGCGCACCCCTACGTGACGTACCGCGACGGCGACATCACCGGCATTCAAACATCGAACTTCTCACGCTCACCCGGTGGGGCAGGGCGTATCACTGTGGGCGGGCAGTCAATGCCCGGCGTGAACGAATTGATCAGTGCAGCAATTCAATACGGTGGCGATGTTCTGGGGGACAACATCTCGGCCACTATCAGTCTTGCCGTCGGTTTCAACATCAGCGTCGGCTCACTCGGTGGCGCGATCGATTCGTTTCTCAACCCGATCTACCGCGATTCGATCCTGGCGTTCATGTCGGTACCGCTGCTGTTGCGGACAAGTCGGCAGGGCTGGGGTCACTACCTGGAGACCACGAGTACGAATGTCACACAGGCATTTACTGCGGCCTCGACGATGGATCTGCGCCGACGTCGGCGCGAGACCGACCCCGACACCTCGTTCACGCTGACCGTCGCCAACGCTGCGCCGTGGCTGATCGGCGACAACGGCTTTGGGCACTGGTGGAACGGAGATCGGGTCGGCGGCACCAGCAAGTACCTCATGCCGCGGGTATTCGTGCGCCGCTGCCGCTCCCTGGACATCACCTGGGGTCAGGGCAGAGCGCTGGCAGTCGAGGGCACCTTCGGGGATACCCGCCAGGAGAAGGACGCGATCGAGCGCATGGCCGAACTGATGAGCCGCACCATGAGCGGCCTGCAACAGATAGGACTGTGGTGACAGAGGGTATCTCGCCCGAAGAGGCAAAAGCACTGGCCGACAAGGTTGTCGAATCGGAGTTCATTCCGAAGAAGATCCCGGCCGCTGATGACATCGACGGCCAGGTCAAGGCCCTGGGCGGTGCGCTGGCCTCGGCGCTGCTGACTGCGACCGAGTTGCCGTTGACGGTGATGCAGCCAGTTGTCGCCGACCTGGCAACTCAGCTTGTCGCCCTGGGCATCCGGCAGACCGAGCACATTGACCCGACCGCGGTGCACGCGCCGGCCTGGATCACCGATGGGGTACGCCAGGAATCGATCAAGCTGCCCGAGCAGCCCCAGCACACCGAAGCCGATCCGCATGTGGAGATGACCGCCACCGCGCCCAGGTGCCCCAAGCGCATACCCAAGGCAGCCCGGGCGGTGCGGCGGTGACCACTCCCGGCGGTGTGCCCAACCTTCCCGTTGGCGCACTGACAGTCGAGACTCTGGCTGAGAAGCTGCAGAACTTGACGCCCGCGGCGATGCGCAACCGCGCCGCCGAACGCATGCCCGGCACGTTCCATGGCTCCACCGGTGGCGACCCGCTGCAGGACCTATCGCCGTTCGGGATTCTGACGAAGCTGTTCGCTGGATTCAATTCGCATGTCGCAAACGCCGACCCGAACGACATTCAGGGCCCCGAAGATCTGCCCGGCCTGCTGCTGGACTTCATCGAAAGCCTGCCCGTCGTCGGCCAGTTTGTCGGCCTGGCCGAAGCGATCATGGGCACCTACGACGGAGACGACGAAACCCTGCTGGCGATACAGCAGATCTTCATGCCGATCCGTCGCCTGCTTCAACTGGCCTCCGGACAGGACGTGGGCTGGCCAACCCTGCCCGAGATCGAGGCTGGCTGGACCGATCTGTTCACGGCCATCGGTAACGCGGTGAGCAAGTTTCCCGGCGTCATCGCTATCTCTCGTATCGCCAACATCATTCAGGACTTGATCAACGGTGCGGGCGAGTTCCTGACCGCCGAGAGCGTGACCGATAATCCGTACTTCGACTGGGATTCGGTGACGCCTGGATTCATCTCGGGCGGATCGATCCGTGCCACCGCGAACGGCACGCAGCAGGTGTTACGCACCGAGCCTTTCGAGGTGTTCCCGGGCCAAACGCTGGAGTTGCGCGCCGCTTCGCAATGGACCGGTGCGAGCGCAACCGCCGGCTCGAACCCGGTCAAGGTCGGGTTCACCCCGTTTGACGGCGCCGGCAACGCGCTGGCCGATGTCATCCGCGGCTCGCTGCAACCCTCGGGTGATCATGGCTGGCAGTGGATTCCGGTCGCCGACAAGTGGCCAGTGCCCGCCGGTGTGAAATACGTGTCGCAACTGCTGATCCTCGATTCCGGGGCGACGGCCGGAACCTTCCGGTTCTCCAACGCCTCCGCTTGGGCGTCGAACCTGCTCGACCTCGGACTGGTCAAAGACCTGCGCGAGATGGTCGATGCCATCGGCGGTGTTGTGAATTCCGAGGCAGCCAACATCGAGGACCGCCTGCAGGCGATTACCGCTGACGGCAAGATCACCGCCTCGGAGATCGTCGGCTTGATCCAACAGGCGCAGGTCTCGGGCCTGGCCATCATGCAAACGGTCATCAACCAGATTCTCGACATTCTCAACGGCAACATCGTGACCCCGATCAACTCCCTGGTGCAGGGGGTCAAGGACTGGTTTGGGCTGAACCAGAACAAGACTCAGAAGTTGACCAGCGGCGGAAATCTGACGACGGCCGACGTTACCGGCACGTTCGACATGAGCCGGGTCGATGATCTTGTCGATAACCTCGGCAACATTCTGTCTGGGGTCAAGGACGGCGCCGACGGCGTGGGCACCGGCACCACGGGCGCTATCGGGGACCGCATCAATCAGGCCAAGGACTCGCTACTGGCGCTACTGGGCTTGTCGCAGGATGCGCTCAAAAGCGCCATCGCCGCACAGACCACCCTGCAAGAGCAGGAGACCGAGCAGAACACCGGCGACGGCAATAGCTACAGTTTCGTGTTCTCCGGGGCCGACGGTGCCGCACTGAATTCGACCGATTGGACCACCGGCCCCACGCCCGGCGATATCACCATTCGGGGCGACTCGGGGTATGCGGGTGTCAAGAACGGCAACCCTGACGGGTACTACTTCGCCAGCCCCAACTACACCTATGCCACGGACGGGCAGTCCGCCTCATTCGTGCTCGGCAACACCCAAAACGGAAACTACTACTCCGGGGTGTTCATTCGCTGCAAGGCCGATCGCACCACGGGCGCCTACTGCCTGGCCAAAGAGGGCGAGATCCGTATCGGCAAGTTCACCCGCTCGGGTTCTAGCTGGTCGTTCAGCACGCCGCTGACCCTGCAAACGGGCCTGTCGGCGGTTAGGCAGGGCGCGCGTATCGAGATCCGCTGCTCGGGAAGTAACTACTTCGTGCGCGTTAACGGACGCCAGATCCTGTCAGCCACCGACACAGGAAACACCATCAGCATCGGTGCGGCGTACCGGTATTCGATGTTCAGCGTTCAGCGGGCCAGCCCGTTTTTCACCTACGACTCCTACCGGGTCGCGGCGTTCGCGATGTCCGACTACACCTCTGCGGGAGCGGGATTCTCGATGTCAAATTCGTGGAGCATCAGACGCGACAGCACCGCCGACGTCACCTATGGCCCCTACTCGTCCGGCGCATTCCCTTCCGGGTTCTTCACATTCAACGACTACACCACCGACGTCACTCTCGACGACTTGGGCACGGCCCGCATCGAGATCGCCACCACCGGCCTGTACCGGATCAGCACCACCTACCGATCGGTCACCGCCAAAGGCACGTCCGTGCCCTATTGGGTGGTGTACAAGAACGGCACCCGCATCACCGGCGCCATCCCATCGGGCTGCCCGTTTGAGCTTCCGCTCGTGACGGGAGATGTCGTGCAGCCAGGGTTTATCGCGGTCGACTACGACATCCGCTCCAACGGCTCAACCGGCTCGGAAACCGTTGTCTCACGCAGCATCACAGCCCTATCCGGCGTCGCGACCTTCGATGGCCGCCGAGTCGCATAACCACTCGAGAAAGGGGTCAGCGATGGCCACCACGTTCACCATGTCCGAACTGCCTGGTATTACCTTCACCGCCGAGCGCGGTGGCCTGGACCCCGACGGCAAGCTCAACCCGTCTTGGATTCAGATCACCGGCACCGACAGCGAGGGCGCCGTGGTGTCCAGCATCGGGTTCTCCGGGCCCTAATGCCCTGGGCCCCCAACCCGACCGTTCCCGCCCCGCGGTCGGGTGGAGCGTGGTCGACGAACCCGGTCGCCCCGGCACGCACACCGGGCGGCCGGTGGCACGCCATCATCGGTATCGACGCGTCGCTGGCGATCATGTGCGTCGGCGAGGTCGAGCTCACTGCCATGCAAGCCATGGGCGTGGTCTTGTCGGTACACCTCGATCGCAACCTCGCATTGCAGGTGGTGTACCAGCTGGCCGCGCAACGCTCGATCCTGATCACTCGCAACCTGGCGCTACAGGCCACATTCCAACAAGACCTCGCGCTGGCCGTCACCATGGAACGGGCGCTGTTCCTGGCCAAGGTGATCGGCATCGACCTAGCCAACGCGCTGGAGATGACCGGCACCATCGGTTTGCAACGCGTGGCCGCAATCGATCTGACGTGCAACCTGACGGCGCCCCGCTCGATCGGTTTCGACAAGCTGCTGCCCGTCGACCTGACACGCACCGTCTCGATGTCCTCGGCGCTGGTGATCGAACGCGTCGCCAAGATCGACGCCGCACTCACGGTGACCATGGCACGCGCCTGCACCCTCGGCTATCCGCCGGGCGGTTTGCCTGTCCTGGCCAGCTACACCACGGCCGGGGCGTTCACTCACAACATCGTGCGCAACTGCGACTTCATGGACGCCGTCGGGTGCGGTGCCGGAGGCGGCGGGGGCGGCGGTGACGGCGGCCTGGGCAGCACCGGACAGGGCGGCCGTAAAGGCGCATGGAACGCGCGCACCGTGGCCCGCAACAGCGAGATCCCCGGCTCCGCATTGACCCTGACCGGCATGGTGGGCGCGCCCGGAGCCGCGGGAGCCAAGGAGAAAGACGGCGGCGCCGGCGGTGACACCACATTCCTGATCAACGGAATCACCACCACGTGTGCTGGCGGCGCCGGCGGTAAAGGCGCCTACGCCGGCAACGGACTCAACCAGCCCGGCGAGGCTGCGGGCAACACCACCCTCAACGGCCAGACCTACACCGGCGGCGCACAGGCAGGCACCAACACCAACGGCAACTCACCCGGAGGTGGCGGCGGCCCCGGCTCGGGCGGCGCCTTCGGAATCGCCAATCCCGGACGCCTCGGCGGAACGGGCATAGCACATATCCGGTCCTACCAATAGAAGGGAAAACCATTATGGCATGGGGAATTTCGGCCTACCTGGCGAACAAGATTCTCGATCACATCTGCCGCAACGTGGCCTACACACCACCGGCAACCGTGTACGCCAAGATGCACACCGGCGATCCCGGCGCGAACGGAACGGCTAACGCATCCTCGGTGGCCACCCGCTACGCCTGCGCGTTCAACGCGGCGGCAGCCGGGTCGATCAGCCAATCCAACACCCCCGAGCACACTCTCGGCGCCACGGAAAACATTGCCGGGGTGTCATTCTGGGATCACCCCACGGCCGGGAACTTCTTGTGGTCATCGCAGGCCGCCGCCTCCAAGTCCGGTGCCAGCGGCGACATCATCCGCATCAACACCGACACCCTCGCACTCGGCCCGCTGGCGGCATGATGCGCCGCCAGCTGCTCATCTATCCGGCCCTCTACCTCGCCGTGTTCGCCGTCGCGTTCCGCCTCGGCTGGTGGGCATCGGACCAGCTCTCTTCCTACGCCCAAGAAATCGACCCACGTATCGAAAAGGAGTACACCCGATGAGCTTTCGCACTGTGAACGGCAACACCCATACCGAGGACGGCTGGCGGTGCTGCAATCGGGATGAATGCGACATCGTGCGCATACCCGAGCTGTACCTCGTCGATACCGCACCGCTGCGCAAGGGCGCCCCGCTGACCATCCTCGGCGCCTGGCTGTACTGGTATGACCGCAACGTCGAAGAGATCACCTCCCCGGTCTGGGGGTGGTCGGCCACCAACGATGTCCTCGGCACCCCGGGTCGCAACGACGGCTCTAATCACCTGTCGGGCACCGCTGTTGACGTGATGGCACCGAAGTACCCATGGCAGCGCTACACCATGGACGCCGCCACACAGGCCAAGGTCCGCAAGGGCCTGGCGCTGTTCGAGGGCTCCGTCTTCTGGGGACGTGACTGGTCGCGCCCCGACGAGATGCACTACCAGATGGCCTGGCCCGAGGGCGACAAGCGCAATGACGCGTTCGCCGCCAAGCTGCGCGCCGGATACCTCGGCATCTACCAGGCATCCCCACCCGTGATCGCGCCCCCGGCAAAGGTCTGGCCGCAAACGGCAACCGACCGCGAGCTGCTGGAGTACATCGCCGAACAACTCGGACCGGGACACCCTGACTGGGCATCAAAGGGAATGACGCTACGCGACAAGGTGTGGTCCAAGTGATCCGCATCGGCGACCAGAACGAAGCGGTACGTCAGTGGCGCGACGTGATGAACGACTGGTTTGGCCCGCTCTACACGCGCCTGCTCGGTGAGCTGCCGCGCGATACCGATAAGTTCGGGCCACGGGCTGCCGCATGGGCGAGCGAGTATCAACGGCGTACTGGCCAGATCCCCACTGGCGAGGTCTCTGACGATGACCTGCGCGCGTTGGGAATAGCACCCCCGGCGCCACCCGCCAACCGTCACCTTGGCCTGATGTTCCGGGGCACCGGGGGCATCATCGGCCTGGACTACGTAAGCCGCGTCATGGCAGCCGTGGCCAACCTCGTCGAGGAAGTGCACCCCGAATTCGCCGCGACCATGGGCGGTCTGCCGGTCGGTGCCGCTGGCGGTCCCGGTGACATCTCGATGGCCAAGGCCGTCGAGATCGCGGTCGCCGACGCGAAGCGGATCTTTCTGGAGCGCTACAACCGGAACCCGAAGATCAAGGTCGTCATCGGCGGGTACTCAGCGGGCGCGGTGGCCGCTGCCGGTTTTCGTGCATGGCTGCTGGAGTTCTTTCCCGACAACTACCTGTGTTCATTCAGTATCGGCGACCCCACCCGCCCGTACGGTGGCAGCTACTACGGCGGCCCCGTCCTTGCCGGACAGGGCATTTCGTCGTGGCGGTTCGGCGATGTCAAGGATTACCGGCACTGCTGGCTGACCGAGCCCGGCGATATGTACGGCAACATTCCCCTCGGTGTCGTCGGCGACATCATGGACGACTGTTTCGACATGGTGACGGCGTTTCAGCTCTCCGATCCACTCGGGGCCGCTGGCGCGATCCTGCCGAAGATCCCCGAAGTAGCAAGCAAGGCCTTGGGTATCGAGCTCCCGGCCATGTTCGGTGCGCTCACGGGCGGCCCCACCGGCATTGCAGCCCTCGGTGTTCCGCTCGTCATGGGCGGGCTACAGGGCCTACTCGGCTGGGGAGATGTCAACAAGCTGACCGGTCCGGCCGCCGCAGCACAGGCCGCGGTGATCGCACTACGGTTTGTCACCGCCAATCCCCCTACTGCGCCGCACATTCAGTACGAGTTCCGTGAAGTGTGGCCCGGTCAAACCTATCTCGGTCTGGCCATTCAGCACGTGCGCGACTGGTGCAGCCGCACCCCCGCTATAGCCGCGTAACCACCACCCCTCGAAAGGATCTCGAAATGCCCAATGACAACGTACGGTTGGCGATTCATGCCGTCAGCCTGCTCACCTTTCTGATTGCCGTGGCGATCCTCGTTGGCGTCAACCAGCTCGAAAGCTCCGAAGCGCTCCAATGGATCACCATCGGGGCCGGTCTCATCACGGCTGGTCTATCCACGACCAAGATGATTCAGGACCGTCGCAACCCGCCGACCGACGGCCAGTGAGGTTCCTAGACCCGGCTGTGTGGAACGGCGTCGGCATCGTGTCGCTGCTGATCATGTTTCAGGTCGCGCAGCTGCGCGGCTGGATCGTGCTAGGTCCGACACACCGCGCCGAAGTCGCGCAGATGAAACACACCCACAGCGCCATCGTGGAACGCATGGACGCCCGGGCCGCCAACGACGCCCGAACCATCGCGTTCCTGTTGCGCGAGAAAGACCCCAGCCCGGCCGAGGAACTGATACCGATCATCACCTCACTGCGCGATGCGGCCACGATCGCAGCGGGTGACGGCTGATGTGGCCCCGGAAGCGCTCGCGCCCCGCCGGCGGGCATGAACACGACACGGCAATCGACGACGCTGACCGCAAGCTGGCCGAGTCGCAGGCCCGCAGCCAAGCCGCCGCCGAGGTCGTCGCGCGCGCCCGCCGCGCCCGCACGGTGCTGCACCACGAAGTCGCCAAGAACGGATGGACCGAGTTGTTCCTGGCCTCAATGCAAAGGGGTAGCTGATGCGCTGGGTGTACGTGACCGGGCTGCTGATCATCGTCGGGGTGTTCGTCTCCGACGTATGGTTCACGATCGACTACCGGCTCGGCGCCAACCTGTCGCTGATCTTCGCCGCGTCATTCGTCACCGCGTTCACGCTGCTGTATGGGTTCCGGTCGCGGCCGGGATCGAACCGGATCGGCAAGGTGTTCCTCGTCAAGAGCGTGGTGCTTGCACTGGTGCTGTGGCAAATCGTACTGGCATCCTGGTGGGACGCCGAATTTCCACTGCGCCAACAAATCCGCTACACCATCTACACACTCGGCGCCATCGTCTACATACCAATGCTGATCAGCCTATGGCGCGAACAACAACGCGACCGATCGCAGCGCGGCCCCGGGAAACAAGACGAATAGCGCCTGATCCAGTGACACCGAACGCGCCCTCACCATGACCGGTGAGGGCGCGTTTCGTCGTTTGCGCATCTAGCCAGTTTGACCGCGATTGATCTCGGCCGTTTCCGGTTTCACGCACCAGAATGAGGTAGCTACCCGGGAGGTCCCGATGCGCAGCTTGCCGGGATGGAAACGACGAGCAGGATGAGCAGCACAGCAGAGCTGACCATTCCGTAGGCAAGGAACGGGAACGCGACCGCGTTCTGCCAAAATCCCGCTGGACGCCACGACGTGATCCGCGCAGGTAGCACCCCCCACCCGTACATAAGCACGGCCGCGGTGACGAGTATCGCGGGCAAAGTTAGGTACCAATCACCAGCGAGGGTCAGTGGCGTCATCCACAAAAGCATCAGGGCGAGTAATCCGCGATCACCGCCCGGTTGGTCCACCACAGATAGCAGGGTGCCAACAAGAAACACGAAATATGAGCAGACGCAAAGCAATCCAGCTGCTATCAGCACGAACTTGCCGTAGCGCTTGGCGTCGTCTTTCATCACTTGCCAATCTCGGTGCGTGGTACGGGCGTCTGCGGTGGCGGGGGCGCCGCCGGGGTCACGGTCGGCATCCGGGAGTCTGGCGGCGCGAGTTCAGTCATGCGGGCACCGTCCATGGAATGAAATACTCCCTGATCCCCAATGTCTTGTATGAAGGGCAGACCGGTCATTGGCCCCAGCTGGTCCGCGCGCCCCGGTGGCCACACCTGCGCGAGCTGTGAAGTACCTCCCGAAGGTGTGTCGTGATATGCCTCGAAGGCCGGGAAGCTAGCCATCTGCCCACCCACCGAAGGCCCCGCCGCGCCTGGTTGCACCACCACATTGCCGTTCACTGAGTAGTTGGCGAGCTTGGAGGGCACCTCTCCGAACGGCGCCCACGGATCGGCGGTGTTGTAGTAGAGCTTTACGGCGCCGTTGGTGTCTTGCGAGACGCTGGCCCATGGGTTCCCGGGCCACGCCTTCCCGGTGTCGGTTTCCACGGAAGGGTTCTGGCGCAGCACCACGACGCCGTTCTCGTAGTCGACGATCGCGGACACTCGTGAGTCTTCCGGCGAGAAATTCGGATTGAAGCCGCGGTTGTCGCCGAAGTTGTGCCCGACACCCTTCCGCTCACTCGGATACAGGACTTCCTTGGACGGGATAAACCAGTTCGCCCGCACGACGCCCTGCCCTGGTACCGGCTCGATCTTCGCCACTCGGACCTCTGGCGGCACCCCACCGTTCTTCGGGTTGTACGAATGCGGATCAACATGCTCCGCGCGGTGCGCGTCCATGCGATCAGCCGACATGCGCAGCCGTTCCGGCTCGACGCTCAAAGAGTCCATTCGATGCCCCCTCCGTGGTAGCTACTGCGGGGAGTGTACGTGCGGCATCCGCTGCACGCTAGGCGCTGCCAGCGAGACCGTCACGTTTGCCTCACCGGCCACGCGTTGCGAGTTCTGGACACTCGCTCATGACCTCTTTGTCCACGACAGCTCTGGCGGTGTCGTAGCTGCGGTATAGGTGTTGATCCTCAACGAACGTCAGGGCTACGTCGGTCGGCCCCATGCCGGGGTACTTGCGCAGCATGTCGCACACAACCCCGGTTGGCCGAGGATTGGCGTGTGCAATTGGAGCGCACCCGAGAGTGATCACCGCGGCCAGCACGAGCGCCTTCATTCGATGTGCCCCGGCTCGCCAGGAGGGATAGTGTCAGCGGTGACGGTGTAGGTCTCGATCCCGCTCCGCTCGGCGGGGATCACGTCATGCGCCCACTGGGGGCAGCCACCGTAGTAGTAGACGCCGCCGCAACTGCTGTGGACATATTGCGGGTGCCAGTATCGGCGCGCTCGCTCCCATGATCCGTCCGGGTTGATCGGTCCGTCGCACATCTCGAGAATCTGTGGATTGAGGCCGAGTAGCGGCACGCGCGCACAGCCGGGTGGTGGTGGGTCAGCATTGGCCGACGGGCTGAACATCAACGCCGCGCAAATGGCGACCACAACCCCCGTGATCTTGTTCATGCGCGGATCGTACTGCGATTTACTCAGCTTCCGGCCAGGAATGCCACCAGTCGATCTACCTTGTCAATCCCCGCGAAATGCCGGGGCGCCCGGCGACTGTCCTGACCATCGGCCCACAAGATCACGCCGGTGTGTGCGTACATGACGGAAACCCACGACGCTGTGCCTGGGCGGCGGTAGACGAGCGCACCGCCAGCCCCTCCGACCGCGATCCAGCCGTGGGCACGTGCGGCCCGATCGACGGACTGCTGACCGGTCCGCTCGACACTGTGTGCTTCGGCTGTCATGTTGAATGCCCTTCCGTGGTGGTCATGCGGCAGTGCCTTCCGTGCTGGCGTCATACGGCCGTGGGTCGTCTGCGATCAAGCGCTGCATTTCCGGCGTCACCCGCACCACCGGCTCAACACGGAATGGGTCCAGCCGCTCAATTCCCTCGGCACGCCTGGCGTCGGTGACTTTCGTGTAGATCTCGGTGGTCGCAAGGTTTTGGTGGCGCATCAACGTTTGCACGGTGCGGACATCGACACCGGCCTCGAGTAGCGCCGTGCCAAACCAATGCCGTAGCCAGTGCGCGGAGCCGGTGACCCCGGCTCTGACCATCGCATCCTTGATGGTTTGCGAGACGGATTCGCGACGCTGGTGACCATGGTCAGCGCCGGGGAACCAATACCCCTTGCGAGGCATCTGGTAGGCCACTTCCGCGACGAGGTGATGCAGCGGCAGGGTTGCGGTGAATCCTCCTTTGCCGGTGACGATCATCGTGCGCGCTACCAGGTCGACGTGTTCACCTTTGATCTTTGCGATCTCATGGACGCGGAGACCCTGAAAGCAGGCCAGCCTCAACATTGCGCGGGCGCGTCGCCGGGTGTGAACAGTGAGCAGGCGTTGCACATCGTGATTGGTGACGGGATGAGGGACGCTCTTCGCGCGTTTCGGGCTGTCGATATTGATCATGGGGTTGTCGATGCGGTGGCCGAGCTTCTGTAACCAGAGAAACCATGCCCGCAGGGTGGTGTAGTAGGTCCAGCGAGTGTTTGCCGACCAGTCGCTCCCGCCCTCGGCGAGCCATTCGACGATCTCTGCGGCCGTCACTGAATCGGGTTCGCAACGGCACCAGTCGGCCATGCGGGCCACCGTTGCAATGCGTTCGTCGACGGTCCGGCGCGACAGGGTTTGCGCGTACTGCCATGTGCGCCATTCGCTGAGTAGTGGGTGTCGGTGTTGTTGGCCTATCGACCGATCGGTTGTCATGTGCGTCAACTTGGCAGCTCCCGGCATGCTCACAGGTGGTTTCAAGATCCCGATTCGGATGCTGTTGTGTAACAGCGCATCTCGACACCGGGGTTCATGCGGTGCACTGATTTAGCTGGCCCTCCGGATCGGCTCTTCACGATCGGGGGCGTGCCGCGGGAGCGGTAGCCGGATCGGAATTACCGGGGCGGGATAGTGATGACTTGAACGCCGCAACCTTGTCCTAGTAATGAATAGGTCAGGGGTTCGATTCCCCTGGGTGGCTCCATC